AAATATTTTTTTGAATTGCAGCCATCACAGGTGGATTATTTCTAACCATGTTAGTAGACATAAAATTTAAATGTGCTGTTATATGCGCTCTATGATCTTGGTTTGGAAAAGCTTTGAAAGGTTTACCGCCTAATGAATCTATGTGTTCTAAACTTGGATCTTTAGGTGCTTCGGGTGCAGGGGGTGGTAAAATTTTATCAATATCTTTTATACCCAAAGCTTCATACATTTTTCTGTAGATCGCATACATATTATGTAGCTGTGGATTAGATGTAGCTAATTGTAATTCTGTTTGAGCCAAAGTAATTCTTTGTGTCATAGAAAATATGTTTGGATCAGCAACTGGTGTGATATCTATTCTGTCATCAAAGTCAGTTTGTTTAATTGTTCTTTGAGCACCAACAACATCGTAAGGATATTCAGGTGGTAGGTAAGTTGCAATAATTTTACCTAATAATTTAAATTCTTTTTTCATTGCAGAGTAAAGTCTTTTGTGAATTGCTGACATTACTTTAGAGCCTCTTTCTAGAAGAGCCATCGTTGTACCTACAGCTGCATTTTGACTACCTTCGCCTGTTTGTAATTCTGATATTGATGCAAATCTTTGACCTGCTTGAACTACGATACCCATTAAAGCTAATAATGTTTGAGAAGGTTCTTTGTATGGTAATGGATAGAAAGCATCTCTTAGATTTCCTCCTGGTGCATCTACATCTTTAAATTCACCTGGTTGAATTGGAGAAGCTTCATCTCTAACTCTTACACCTCTTTGTTTAAACCCTGCTGGTAAATTTGATAATGTACCTGCGTCTAATAATTGACGGAGAGCAGACGTTGCCGTTCTACTTAGTCCGCCAATCATATGAATTAATCCAAAACCATAGAATCCTAGTCCTGGCAGAAATTTGAAGTGGACAAAGTATTGAACTCTTTTTCTTTTTGGATCATTAGGTGCGTAGTTCCTTCTTATGGAAAGAACTTTTGTACTACCTTCATCGATAGTTACGATGTACGGTAATTTAATTCCTGTTGGTTCTCCTTCTGGACCCATATCTTCAAAACCATCTATATCTAAATCAACATGACATTCTAACAATGTAAATATATTTTGTTGTTTGCCGGATTTACTAATTCCTTCTAATTCTTTTTCTTTATTTGTAATTTCATCTTTTACATTATCTCCAGCTGTGCCTAAATCTATATCTGAATAAAAACCACCCACTTGTTGTTTACGTAAATCGTTTTCTGAAATTTTAAGTACGTGCATAATTGCAGCAGCGTCATCTAAACTATTTGCTGTGTAAGGAACGATTAAATCGTCTGCAGGTACAAATTTAGAAACCGCTCTACCTAATAAATCATCATAATAAACTTTTTTAAATGTAGATCCTGATAAAGGTAAATGAAATAACATAGAATCAAATTCTGGTTCATATTCTTCCATTTGATCCATGATCTGATAGTTCATAAAATCTTTTACACGTTGTGCTTGAGATTCTTTTTCTGTAGAATTGCTTCCTAAAATTTGTGTTCTTACTGGGCCATCTGCTGGTAATAATTCTTTAAATGCTGTTGCTTGAAATTGTGTAACTGCTTCAGCTAACACTGGATGTGTTGCGCCGGATGATCCTTGAAAGGGTTGATTTCTATTTTCGTATTTAAATCCTAATAGGTCAAGTCCTTCAGTATAAGCTCTTTCCCATTCTTTTCTTGAAGATTTATAATCTGTGTAATTAGCTCTAAGTTCACTTCCAATTGGATCTAGAACTTCGTCTGGTAAAATATCTGCAAGGTTATCGAAATGTGATTCTGTTGAAGGTTGGTTCACGGCTGACGGGTCAAAGTCAACGGTTGCTCCACCATCTTCTCCTGGTATAATTTCTACTGGGCCTTTTTGTGTTTGTTCTTCCGAAATTTGAACTTCAGTATCTTCCGCACCTGGAAGCTCTACTTGTGTTCTTGTGTTCGGGAGTCCTTTATCTATCTCTGCCATTTAATTTCTCCATGTTCTTCTTATCTTTTTTTATTACTTTACGCAACCCTTGTGAATCAGGTCCTTTAAGAGGAGGTATTTCATTTAATTTAACATACTTCATGTTTTTAACTAAAGTTGGGTTTTTCATTTTTTTAATATTCCTGCTATACCACCAGATGCAAATTTACCTGAAGCTCCATAGTTCTGTTCATCAAATCTTGGATCTTGACTTTTTATTCTAAACTTGTCCATAGGCGTAACAACATTTTCCATAATATCTTTATATCGAGGTTCACCCATACCAGGTATAATCTGTTGAAAGTAAGCTCTAAAATAATCATCATCACTTGGTAAGGTTTCTCTTGGTGCAAAAGTTTTTTTAGATACACCTGCGTCTATTTCAATTTCATCAGATATATTTGGAATACCTTTGTCTACATCTCTTGCAGTTCCTTCTGTCAACATTGACTTTGCTCTATCCGAATCCATTATGTTGTCCATTTTTTGTCTATAGGAAATATTGGTTGCACTTGAGGGATTTAGTAAATCTATTAATTTTGTTCCTATTTTTTCAAATGGTTTTTGTAATTCTGCCATTGTTTCTTTGACACTATTTTCAAGAGCTTCCGTATTAGTGCCTTCTCTTTCTGAAGAAACTATCTGTTGTTGTAGTGAATTTATTTTATTTGATAGGTTGGTTGCTTTATCAACTAAAAATTCTCTAGGTGTAAAACCTGCTCTTTTTTTTCTTAGATCATCGGCCTTACCTTCTCTAAATGTAGCAGCTAAGAAAGCCTCGTTTTTTGGTCTGCCCATATAAGCTCTAACACCAGTATCAGCGCCAACAAAAGCAGCTTCACCTAATACACCAAATTTTAATACTGTTCTACCTGCACTAAGAGCTCTTGCTCCGACAGCTGTTTTTAAACCTTTAGTTTCTCTAATAACTGTTCGAGATGTTTTAATTGGATCTCTTTTAATTGCATCAGCACAGTTTCCAGGTAAGCCACCATTTGAAAGAGAATTACATATTTTAGCTTGTATATTTTTTGGCAATTTATCTACTTCTTCTATTAATAATTGTTCCATTTTTTCAGCTTTTTTTAAAACTTCAGGATTAATTTTTACTCCTCTTTTTTCTATATTTTTTAATTGTTCGTTGAAAGGAATATCTTCTCCAAATAATCTATTTCTTTTAACCATATTTGGTTTAGAAAGTATTCCTTTTGGTAAATCATTAACATAATTTTTAAATGCTGATTTTTTGGCTCCAAAGCTTTTTGCTTCATCAAAGCTTTTTGCTTCATCCCAATTTTTTTCAAAGATATCTCTGACTCTATATTCTTTTAAATTAACATCTTTATTAGATAAAGATACATCAAAAGGATCATTGAATCTTCCTGCGTTGTGTTGAATTTCAAAAAAATTAGCTGTGCTACCTTTAGTCCAATTTTTTATTAATTTTTGATTTATTGCGGTTCGTAAACCAGGTGTTTTATTAACAAACCATTTTTGATTATAAGGTTTAATAACTTGTTTATATGTAAATCCTGTATTTTTAGGAGTAATGTCTTTTTCTAAATTATTAAAAGTAAATTTTTTTCCAGTTTTAACATCTAATATTTCAGCGTTACGTAATTTATTTCTATCAATATAACCTTTGTACTCTTCTGTTAATTTTAATCTTCTTCCTGGTTCGTATCTTTGGGCATCTGTAAACAAACTTCTCCATAGCTCTTCTTTTGCATTAGCTGCAGGAGGAGTTGTTCCATATTTTTTACGATACGCAATTCTAGAGTCAAGACTGTTTTTTTTTATTTTTTCAAAGTTTGCTGGGTTATCTCTATATAGTTTTGATTGAGCTTTTACATATGCCTTACGTGTGTCTAAACGAGATCTTTTTAAGTCTTCTCTTCTTGATATAGCTCTTCGTCTAAAAAGTTTTTCTGATATTTTATTTTCTTCAAAAAGTTTTATATTTTCCGGGGTGGATACTTCATAAAATGATTTTACACTTTCTTTGTTAAACCTAGAGGCCAGTCCTTTTGGAAAATTGCCTCTAATTGCTCTTTGTTCCAAAGCAGAATCTGTTATTTTTCCAGCTCTAGTGTAATAACCTTCTTTATTTAATTCTTCTGCTATCTGTGCATATGTTTTTTTACCTTTATTATTTTTTAAGCGTTCTAATAAAATTTCATCAGTTAATAATCCACCTTCAGCAAACGCAACACGACCACCATCCTCGAATCCTGGTTTTTCTTTACCATAGAATTCTTTTAGTGCAGATATTTTAGCATTTTGAAATTTAGATTCAAATTCGTCCATTTATTCTCCTAGCAATCTAGCTAGTCCCCCATTTTGAAATTGACCTCTATCTTTTACACCGAGCATGTCCATTTTTTCCCACTCTGGCATATCTTTTAATTCGGGAGATTCTCCAGGGCTATCTATATAGCCCTTATTTTTTTCAATTTTTTTATTTATTTTAACATTGTCTTTAAATGTTGGAGTTTTGTTTTTAGCAAAAAGTTCTAAAGATTTTAAATCTGCTTTAGAATATGCTAATTCTGTATCAACACCTACAGTTGATAAATCAGGGTCATAAGGATTTCCTTCCCAACGAGCTTCAGCTTCTTCCATTTTAAATTTAGGTTTATCTAATTTATTCTTTGCACTTTTACCAGGAATATATGTCATGTCTAAACCTTCATCATAAGCTGTGGTAAGGTCTCCTATTTTTACATCTTTACCAGGATATTGATTTGCACCATGAACTTTAACACCAACTTCTCCTGTGTCTA